AGACTAAGGCAGAAAGTATTTCGTGCCCTCACTTCATACTTGGATCAGTCTCCAAGACATGTCTATGAATTTTGTAATTTTTGGACTAAGGATGAGAATCCATCTACAAAGTTAGATGCTATGCATGTTGATATAGAAAGTGCTTTCCAAGACTATATAAAAAACAAAATAGAAACTTCTTATGCAAAAAGTAATTAATGTACTCGCTATTTCGTCTTTCGTTATATCTGGTGCCGTTGTCGGTAGTGGTGTATTCGTATATGTCAATAGAGCGTCCATACTTGATGGAATTAAATCAAAAGTTATGGAAAGTGTTACTGGATCACTTCCCGATGTCCTAAGTGGAGAAGATATGTTACCATCTTTACCTGATACTACAGGACCTGTTCTACCCTCATCTCCTTTTTAATTGAAACCTAAGTTACTTTTTGGTACAGGTATAGGTTGGTCTGCTACAACTCCTCTGTATGAGACATTAAGAACGCATAAAATTATAAGTAGTGGCATATCTAAAGAACCTGAGACTCTTGATTGGATAGCAAATAGAGATCCTTATACTTGGAAGTATAAAAGGAGTCCGAAATATAATGAATATATTCGTAGAAAATCTGAATCAAAATTAAGAAATTCTAAATTATTATTTTCAAAAGACACCACGTTAGATAATTTTGTAGAATACTACAAACTATTATCTACGGATGATCGTCCTTACGTTTGTGATTTTAGTAACAACAATGCTGAACTGAATCATAGATTCATAGCAGAAATAGCACCAACACTAAAAGAAAATTTTGATGTGAAGGTGATCATGATTTTTAGAGACCCTGTTAGAAGAGGTTACTCCGAGACTTCTTCACATTATAAAACGAATGTGAAACGTAATACTGGCATGGTCGAACAATGGGATAACAGAGATCCAAAATCAAGATTTGAGTGGAGATTTATAAGACAACGTTTTAATAGTATTGATTACTGGAAAGATTTATTAAAGAAAGAGGAATATAATTCATCTAAGTTTTCTTACGTTCAGATATATCGAAAGTATGCAGAACATTTTCCAACTCTTCCTATTGTTATGGAGGATCTGTGGGGTGGTGATATAGAACCTTTAGAAAACTTTTTAGATTGTAAAATCAATAGTCTCCATAACAATTGTTACTATCCAGAGATGGGAACTAAGGCACCCAGATATGAGGGATTAGAAGATCAATGGATGAGTGATATGCAGGATCTATCAGAAAAAGATTACGCTTTTGGAAAGACATATACTCAATGGATATACGATGAGTGGTACGAAGAATTCAAGACTCGACCATGGGAATAGTGATATCATATATACTACAGCAAATTAATTATCATGGCAGAAGTAAAAGAAAAACCCAAAAGTATCATCGGTAAAATCAAAGAAAATATCGATGATAAAGAAGAGCAACTTGCTTTCCTATCCACAGTTGTTAGACTTGCTGTGCTTGTGTGGTCTGCAGGAATTCTAACTTTAGCGTATGTCAAGTTGCCAGCAGCGTTCAACATACCAGAACAAAAACTAGATCCAACTTTCATAGCCAGCGTCTTTACAGGAACTTTAGCAACTTTCGGCGTCCAAGCGTCAGGCAAGAAAAAGAATGGTGCTGATGGTGGCAGTGCTAACATAAGTAAGAAGGATATGGAGTTTCTTATTGCTAAAGCATCAGAGACTGCTCCTGCTCAGACTATTAGGATTGAATCAGGTCCTGTAAAAATTGTTCCTGACACAAAATAAATGCCAAATATTGTGCATAAAAGTCTTTTGATGGTGCACACTGTCTCTTATGACTCTAGACATTTAGAACATCAAGTTGAATGCTTGAAAAAACTAAGAGAAAATAACTATAACAGAATTAAGATACCTAACTTTGAATTCAATGTCTATAGAAATGTGTTGACAATTCATATGGATTATATAAAAGGTAAACAAATAACGCATGAAAAAAGATATCTGTATAAAGATATAATATATGAAGACTTAGTGTGTTCAGAAAATCCGGTATCAGTATTAGGATATACTTTAGAAAATTTTATAATAAGTAAAGAGGATAAACAAATATATTTTATTGACCTAACAGACATAGGAGTGAGCACTATTAGTCAAAGAAAAAGACAATACAATATTGATTGGGTTCATGAATATCCAGAGATAGGACTTGGTATAAATACAGGCGATAATATTCTGAAGTAAAATGAATAAGATAAAATGGATATCAATAGGTGTGGTAGGTAGTCTATTCGCTGTATCACATATTGGTATGATTGGATACATTGCCACAAGGGAAAAAGAAGCACCATTACCATCAGTAGATTTGCCTGTAGGTCCTTACACATCTTACAAAGTAAGTGTATCAGATGATGGATATGCTATATCATATAAGGCAAATGACCCCAAGACTGCATACATCACCAAAGATATCAAGGAGAAGAGTGGTTTCTTAGGACTAGCAAATGATACTACTAAAGTTACTGAAGAATACTTTATGGATGGTCAGACTAACCAAGGTGGTGCAGTATCAAATCATAGATCTTGGTTACAACAACCTGCAGGTTTGACTCATGAGCAAGCAAAGGAGATCACAGCAGCGAGATCAGAAGAGTGTATCAAAGCAATTGGGTCAGCAGAAGGAACGGGTAGACTCGTAGGAACTAGTGTTGGTGCAGCAGCAGCACCCACTCTTAGCACTATACCATTCGTAGGTTGGGTAGCAGCAGGATGGGTAGCAATGTTTGGTGGCAATCAAGGTGCTGAAATAGGTGGTAACATGGCAGAAGATTTGAATAAAAACTGCTAATATATAAGTATAGTACAAATTAAGTATGCCGGTTTACCAAGACTACGAAGTTCGTATAAATTTGAACGAACTTATTGAGAAGAGAATACCCTGCTGTGATCTTCTTCATCCAGACCATTGTCTCACAGAGAAACAAATAGCAGAAATTGCACACGATATACGTATGGATTTGAATCTCCATGATGTATTCAAGCAAGTCGATCAGCATATTATGAGATATGTTGAGGCAGCAGGTATCGACAATAAAGATCACTGGGTAGAACCACATCTTCCAGATTTAGATAGAGACTTGCGAGACGAAGAAGGAATTTCATTCATGTAAGCATAAATACTTATATGAAAAAACTAAACACATTCGTCTTAGATACCACAATCTATATCTTAGACTTCCTCTACAGAGGTAGAGATTTCCAGAGGTTCTGGGTTCTTGAAGTGATTGCCAGAGCACCTTACTTTGCTTTCATTAGTGTGTTACACTTTCGTGAAAGTCTTGGACTTCGAGGAGAAGAACATGTATTCTTAATGAAGGAACATTTTTACCAAGCATTAAATGAAACTGAACATTTGGAAGAGATGGAACTTAGGGAAGGCAATAAGCATTGGATCGATAGGTTCTTTGCCAAACATCTTGTTCTACTTTATTATTGGATCATGGTTGTTTACTATCTCGTTGATCCTATGGACGCTTATGACATCAACATGAAGATAGAGAAGCATGCTTATGAAACATATACTAAATATTTTGCATACCATCCTCTTGACGAAAAGATCGCTGAGATTGCACAGGATGAATTAAATCATGCTAAAGAATTGCGACAGGCAATGACTCTTGTTTATGGAAATATCTGATGTTGAAATACAAGGACTAGCGATACCATCTGTACCACACACATGGATAAACTCTCCTCATATATCAATCCCAAGGGTGCCATCGATAACAGATACAATCTACATCGGTGTACCTATCATCAATGTACCGGGGTGTGTAGAAGCACATAAAGATGGTAAAAAAAATAAAGTTCTAAAGGATGATGATCCAGACGGAACTCAAGTCTTCTGTGATGCTGAGACTCCTTCGTTCGATCCTATTGAATATACACCAGAGGATTTGATAATCATACAAGAAGCACCCCCTCCACCAGTAGCAAACACGGAGCAACCACCCCTTGAAACTCCTCCAAT